TTGATTAGCAATTGACTTTGCAAAGGTAACAATTTTTCCACCACTACCAGCTGTTACCGTGTAAGTTCCGTTTAAATCCCCACCTACCCAGGTAGATCCTGTAATAGATATAACGTCGTTAACTTTAAAATCATGGCTTACTGTAAGAGTTAAAGTCACAACGCTGTTAAGCGATGCCGCTCTAGCAATCTTAAATACTGATACACCCGGCTGTTGGCTAGTAGCATCAATCGTGTTTGTAGAGTTGCTAGCTGTCCAAGGGGCAATAGGGCTTGCAAAGTTAGGATTCTTTAACTCATTAATTCTTGTTGCTTTAATAGTTAAATGTATTTGTCGAGCCTCATCAAATGTTGTTGGGTTTGAATCTTGTTCAAATTGCAAAGCATCAAAGTAATGAAACTCTCCGCCAGCAGCTGAAGCTACTTGAATATTAGGTACCGCATAGTATGAACCAGCGGGAGCTGTATCGGTAACAAATTTACGGCTACCGCTTACCATCTCACCCGTAGCGTTGTTGCTTGCTGTTCCTGAAGACTCAGAGATAAATGTTCCAAATCTGTTGTACCAACTAATACCCATAGTTACAGATCTAGCTGAACCACCGGTGACTGTGTACCCGCTAAAGGTATAAGAAAGAGCGGCTGTTACAGGTATACCTCTTGTAAGAGGGTTAAATTTTGTTATATCCCCGCCAGCGTAACCGCACTCAAATTTAATTGTAGCTGTGGAACCAGATACATTTTTTGCCGATAATACCCCTTGACGTTTATTAGGTGTAAAGGTTGAAGATGTTGGCTCAATCCAAGGTGCTGGATAAGGTTTAATTGTTGGGTAAGCCTTAAACACTCTATTGTAAACATCTGTGGTTGGAACGTCCGCTCCGGTTAAGCTAAAAGATATAGTTTTTGCAGCAACGGCGGTAACAGTAAATTGATTGGAGATAGTATTAAACAAGTTTAGTGGGAAGTTAGAAGTTGTAAATTTGTCTCCTACACGATACCCATGTGTTTTTTCTAAAGTAATTGTAGCCACATTAGATGTAATGCTAGCTTGGCGTACAGTCTGTGTTCTAATTGAAGAAAGAGAAGCTGTTCCGTTTAATGATCCCCAGTGCCCAATTCCCTCTTCAAAGGAAGAGTCGTTGTAATCAAGCATTAAATTATGTCCCATAGTTAAACCATCAACTGAAGGATTAGGCTCTGTTCCTACAGGCTTAGTAACAGGGTACCCCGCAAAAGCTTTAATGTACTCTCGCAAACCTTGGCTACTACCTTTTTCTTTGTTAATCTGTACAGCATCACGTACTAAAATACGAGACTGTTGGTATCCAATTTCTTTTTCGTAGTCATAACCAAGTTGTTGTAAAAACAATGGTATTAAGGCACCGTTACATTTTTGCACGTCGTATTTGTTGTTAAGTAGATTTACTACTGTGTGAGCATAGCTAAGCTCAAAAGCAAATAAAGAAACAAAGTTGTACAGATCTGTATTGTCGTAATTTCCAGAAGCGTCGTAGGCACTTTTAATTCTGGCAATTGCTGGAAGACCTTCGTACAAGCTATTTATGTACCCATAGTCTTTTACAGAAACACCAGAAGCATCTCCAACACGAATCCAGGTGTAAGTTACGGTTTCAAATACAAAAAGAGAGTAATAGTAATATGCACCCTCTACAAGTTGATAAGTGTCATCATAAATTGTTGGGTCTGTTTCAATAGCCGCCTCAGCTAAAAGATCTCCGTCCCAAGGGTTTACCGGAAAGCCAAAAGAGTTACGAACAAGGCGAAGCTTTGACCAAGTTCCGGCAGGGCTGTTCCATTTAATTTGTATGTTTTTGTAACCCCTAGGTTTAGCTGTAAACGAGGTCGCAATATACTGAGAAGCGTTATCAGGACCGTAATACGCTAAATTATAATAATTAATACCATAACGTGACATTAGACCGTAATGCCCCCAGTTACAGTAAGTCCCCAAGTGTATGAGGTTGCTTTTTGTGGAATTTCATTAAGCTCGCATATAATGTCGTTAACTAAAAGTTTAGTTACCGCACCGCCAACTACAGCCGTAGATGTAATAGTTGTACCGGTACAAACGTAAGTAAACGTTGTTGTTGTCGGTACCTCTTTAACAACAAAAATACCATTAAAATCATTGTCAACGCCTGTAACTTTAACTGTGTCACCAATATTTAAACCGTGTGCTGCGGTTGTTCGTAGATTTGCCACACCAGATGTTAAAGTTTTTAAGTCAACAACTCTTTGTATATCTTTATCGCTACGCACAATTTTTGTAGGCTCAACAAATGCCACCCCAGGAACTGAGTTAATAGCGGATGTGACGTCGTTAATAGATATACGATCTGCAAACATAACGTTATCAAATTGTAATAGGGTGTCCAGTTTAGAGGTTACCTCAGACAAGACGAGGCTTTGCTTGTACTGAGGCAACACTGTTATGTCTCCATCAATAATTACGTTTACGTATGAAGGAGGTTGAAAAGTAATAGTTGTATTAGCGGGAATTTTGTTATTTAAATAATTTTTTAAACTAGTAACTGTGGTGTTGAATACTGCTGAGGGGGTTACTCCGTCACCAGTTACACCTTTGTCACCAAATGGGGCAAAGTAAACGGTAACGCTTGTATAAACATCTGCAATTGCTACAGCTTTAGCTGCTCCGCCTTTGATACACAAGTTTGCGTAATCTGAAAGGGATACAGCTCTTTCTAATGTACGAAGGCTTAGTGGCGCGTTAACACGGATTGCGTCCGTAGACTCAAGGTTACCTCCACCCGATGCAACACCTGTGTTGTTAGCGTCAATGTACTGGTTAAGTACGCTCAAACCAGAAGCTCCATTAGTAAGAATAAACTTAATAGTGTTAACTCCAACGTTTCCAACTTCACCGCCACCTATACGGTAAGTTGCAGTAATTTGTGCGTTTACCGGTGGAATACGTCCGCTTACGTTGTCACCAAATAGCACGTATGTAATGCCATCAGCGTTTGTGTAAGTGCTAAATACTGGATCATAGTTTTGGTAATCAATTAAGTAAGGAACTTGTGTGTATGTAACAGAGTTAACTGAAAGGGTTACGCTATTTTGAATAACTGGGTTTTTTGCTAATTTAAATACTTGACTTGACTCACCGTTAGATGTTCCAATAACCTCATTAGCCACAGTTACACCTTGATTTGCAACAACTGTAGTAGATGAGTTTGCTGAAACTGTAATTGAGCTAGCTGTTTCAAAAACCACCTGTGTAGATGTGCTGCTTGTTATGTTACTTGTAGCTACTTGAGTCAGAGCCGGTACTGTAATTGGGCTTGCTGTTGAGTTTTGAAAAGTCAAAGTAACTTTTGAGGCTGTGTTATTAGTAGCTTGATATCCAAGCAAACGAGCAAGCTGAAGAACGCTGTCTCTTTGGCTAGCTGTAGTAATAAATGATTCATTTGCGGCACGGTCAATATAGTAATTAAGTTGGTCGCCCATATACGCAAAAGCTTCAAGTATGGTAATACCAAAGTCTGCCGGGTCGCGGTTAGTCCAGTTAGGGGCAAAATTAGGGATAAGAGAGATTAAGTCTTCTCGGATAGAGGTGTAGTCCCTAGAGGTGTAATCAATCTGTGGGACATATTTTTTAACGGCCACTTCGTCCATTTCCTTCCACTATTAGATCCCCGCTTCTGGAGAACAATCCGGTCTTAATCTTTACGCTCTGCTGGGTGTCTTTATCATTATAACGGTAAAAGACCTCAATAACTATGTTTCCGTCCACTGGATCAACCAAGCCATTGACTTTTTGTAAAGATAGGCTTGGTAGAAACTTAGTAAAGGCTCCTCCAATAGTCTGTTGAATTAGGCTAATAGAGTCATTTACGTTTTCAAACAACGTGGAGGCAACGCTAGTGCCAAAAGTAGGACGCATAATTCGCTCATTAAGGTTGGTCATACATACAAGGACTACGCGGTCCTGCCAAATTTTCTTTTCGTCCTCTACATAAGCCACCGATCCCGAGGTGTCAAAAGAAAACGGCAAAGCAATTGCTTTTTGATACGACATTAGGATATTTCTCCTATCCATAGAGGGAAGTTAGGGTCTCCTGCTATATACATAACGGCAACCTTTTTACCAACAGTACTGGCTGATCCTTTTGTAGTCTCGGCCCAATTAGTTTCTTCAAACCCAGTTACTTGAGGAACTTGTAACTTGGCTCGATACCTAGATTCTGGGTCAGCTATGTTTGTAACTAAGCCCTCATAAACACCGTAAAATCTTTTATCAAAACTCATAGCGCCCTCATTCTTGCCAAACGGTCAATAACAAATTGTTCAACAACCGGCTCAGGTCTTACAGGATTCAAAGATTTGGTTCCACTTACCCATCGCGCCGGGGAAGTGTCCCGGTCATCAATATTGGGTTTAGCTCGGTTTTCAATATTGCCAAAACTACCTCGTTGAGTGCTATTAACTGGCACAGTAATCCTGTTTAAGTAGGTTACAGGGCGGACTGTAGTTTGGCGAACGCCAGGAATAATTTTTCTAATTGGTCTAGCCGAAGGAGATGTGATATCGCGGCTATCTGGACCAATACGGGTTTCACCTAAAGAGTCCGTGCCAAGATGCAATACACAGGTATACCTATGTCGGTTACTTTCTTCTTCAATAATCATGTGTTCTACTTTTAAAATAGTCCAAAATCCTGAATAGTTAGGACCAAGACCGTTTAAATAAACAGGCATATCTGGGCGCAGAGATGGAGAGCCTAATACTTCAGCGGTTGCTCTATATGGGAACACAATTAAGTTATCAATAGCTTCGCTTTCATAGCGAGCCATTTCTGGGGTAGTAGCAACAGTATCGGTATCAAATTCATCAAAAAATTCAGTCTGTTGTTTTACACGAGTAGTGCTGTGTTCTTGTTGCGTAACAGCCATAGGTGTTTTTGTAAACCTATCAACACCGGATATAGCAATAGATGTTTTAGCACCATCGTCATAATCTAAAGATTCACTGACAATTGGGTTAAAAGAGTAAAGGGTTGATCCGGCAGAATCATTAGCTTGACGCATAGTAAAGGTCATAGCCTCTTCTTTGTACCTGTTAAAGTCTTCAAGATTAGGTTGAAAGTAAAGCTCTGTATTTGTAGCTCTTAGGGTGTACCCAGACTGTTTAGCCAATCGAACAAGTAGCTCCCAATCTGTATGCCCTGATTGAGCAATTTGAGGGTATACGCGAGGATGAGGAACTGTGTAGCAGGCAAAATTATGTTTTTCTGCAATTATGCGGGCAACTTGATCTGATGTTATGTCTTTGTAGATTGTTTTAGATGGTTGACGGAATGGGTAAGACGCGCCAATCATTATCATTTCTGTAAAGTTTTTTCCAGGAGTTCTTTGTTGTTTAAC